GCGGACGCCAGCAAGATCAAGTGCCTCTTCGGCGACATGGCCATGGCGGGTGCTCTTGGCATCCGGCAGGGCTACCAGCTGCGGATCAGCCAGGAGCGTTTCGTCGAACTCGACCAGACGCTCGTCAGCGGCGTGGTTCGTGCCACGGCCAACTTCCACAGCCTGGGCTCGACCAGCGAGGTTGGCCCGATGATCGCCCTGAAGACGCCTGCGGCCTGATACCTGACCCTCACCCTCTCGGAGAGATGAACCTATGATCCCTGTTGCTGCAACGAAGAGTGTGGTGGCTGGCAAGGGCGCGGTTTACACCTCGTCTCAGACCAACACCCTGACGCTCGACACGCTGGGCTTCGATTTCGCGTCCATCGACGTGATCTTCGGACCGGCGGCGAGCACCTCGAGCGTGGCCCAGACGCTGACGCTCAAGCAGGGCGATGCGTCGAACGCCGTGACCGAGAACGTCACCGGGTTCACTGGCGATCTGAAGCCGGCGGCCTACGCCGGGCAGACCGTCACGGACACCATGACGATCAGCCGGCTGGAGGTGGATCTCAAGGGCAAGAAGCGATACCTGGCGGTGGCGGCCTCGCCCAACACCGACACGGTCATCGTCGTGGCGGCTCGCTTGGGCCGTGGCGAAGAGGCCCCCTACGACGCCACCAGCAAGGGCGTGAAGGTCAACACCGCCGGCTGACGCTTGACAGCACGAGCACAGTGGACGGCAGGCAGGGCATCACGCTCTGCCTGCCGTTCTCGTTTTTCGGAGGTGCCATGCTCGTCTCGGTTGGCGGCACGCAGGTCGACGTCCGTGTCGAGGCCATCATGTCGATGCCTCGGCTGTCGTTCACGGCCAATCATTTCGCATGGGCTCAGGCCCTCATGCCGCTTGGCATCCGCCCCACGATGGGCACTGGTGCGTTCTGGGACCAAGTCAACACGAGAGTGATGGAGCAATTCATCGACAAAGCGGAATACCTGCTGACCATCGACTACGACACGTTCTTTACAAAAGAGGACGTTGAGCAGTTGTTCGCCATGGCGATGACGTTTCAGTGCGACGCACTCACTGGGTTGCAGACAAAGCGTGAGGACGGCCGCCCGATGCTGACGCTCAAGGGCACGCTGGCCAATCCGCCAGAGGATCAGAAGGCTACGCTTCCCATGTCGTGGTTCATGGAGCCGGTGCAGGAGGTTGACAGTGCCCACTTCGGGCTGACCGTCATCAGCACGGCCGCACTCAAGCGAGCCAAGAAACCATGGTTTTGGAGCAAGCCCGATGCCAACGGTTCGTGGCACGACGGGCGACGAGATCCAGATATCTACTTCTGGGAGAACTGGCGAGAGAGCGGCAACCGTGTGTTCATCTCGCCACGTGTGATCCTTGGTCACGGCGAGTACGTCGTGACCTGGCCGGGCAAGGATCTTGGCACCCCGGTTTTCCAGTGGACAAGTGATTTCACAAGGGACTGTAAGAAGCCTGAGTCTGCATGGAGCCTGCCACAACCATGAAAATACGGATGGTTCAGTCGTTCCGCTTCTACCGGCGTGGGCAGGTGTTGCCAGACGTTCCTGATGGCATGGCTCAGGACTGGATACGCCGCGGCCGGGCCGTAGAGGACAAGCAGACAGAGATCGTCGAGACGGCCGCCGTCGAGCCCCAGGCGGAACGTGCAGACGCAACGCCACGCAAGCGAGGGAGGCCACGTGCAGTACCGCAGCCTGACACGACAGACCGCACCGGCAGTTGAGCCGGTGACGCTGAGCGAGGCAAAGGCCCACCTGCGTATCGACTCGTCGGACGAGGACACGCTGATCAGCACGCTGATCACGGCGGCTCGTGAGTGGTGCGAGGAGTACCTAGACCGATCTTTGATACATCAGCAGTACGTGATGCGGCTTGATTCGTTCCCATACGAAATTGAGCTGCCACGCCCGCCGATGGCGACGTCAGGGACGACGACGGCCCTGACGCTGACCTACACGCTGGGCGACGATTCCACGGCCGTCCTGGCTGCGACCGAGTACCGCATTGACCGCAACTCCACGCCGGGCGTGGTGCGGCAGCTGCGAGAGGGAACGTGGCCTGCAAACCTCGACGACCAGAACGCCATCACGGTCACTTGGTGGGCTGGCTACGGGTCAAGCGGCTCGAGCGTCCCGGCGGCCATCCGCTCGGCCATGCTGATGCTCGTGGCCCACCTCTGGCGAAATCGTGAGATGACGACGGAGGCGGCCCTGTCCGAGGTGCCGATGGGCACAAAGGCCCTGCTCGATTCCGCACGCTGGGGCTCGTATCGCTAATGCCACTCGACGCTGGCGAGCTCACAGAACGCATCACCATCGAGTCGCCAACCACCGGGCAAAACGAGCTCGGCGAGACGACTCTGACATGGGCCACCTACGCCACGGTGTGGGCGAAGGTTGAGCCACTGTCTGGCCGTGAGGCTGAACGGTACGCCGAGGTGGTTGGGCTGTCTGGCCACAAGGTCACGATCCGTGCCCTGTCTGGCCTGACCACGTCCATGCGTGTTTTGTACCGCAGCCGCACCCTGGAGATAGGTGCAATCAACGAGTACGAACGGCGGTGGTATCTCGAGCTCGTGTGCACGGAGAAGCAGACATGAGCCTGGTAGAAGCGCCGGAAGCGTTCCTGTTTCAGCGGCTCACCTCACGCACCGCCGTGAGCCAGTACATCAGTGCCAGGGTGTACCCGATGTGGGCACCCACTGGCACGCCGCTTCCGCTGCTGACGTACCAGAGAGTGGCCGTCGATCGTCCGCAGTCACTGACTGGGAACGTCGGCAACCCAGTCATCACGCTGCAACTCACGAGCTACGGCACGTCGTACTCAAGCGTCAAGACGCTGGCCCGGGAGGTGCGGTTGGCGGTGGACGGCTGGACCGGAACCACGGCGGGCGTGACGATTCAGAGGACGACGCTGGTTGCCGAGTCGGATGACATCGAGATTCCGCAAGACGATCAGATGCTGCCGTATTACACGGTGCAGCAGGCTTTCGATTTCCGCATCAACGAGGCCACCTAATGGCGGCACCGTCTGTCACGCTCACGTTCCCAGACATCAACGGCCTGGCCGGCGAGTTCCGCAGGCTGCCGAAGTCTTTGGCGGCCACCACGATCGGTGCTGCGGTGAAGCGGGCCATCAAGCCGGCCGAGGACAAACTCAAGCAACTCACGCCGGTGGGGCCGACCGGGAACCTCAAGCGAGGCATCGCCACCAAGGCCAAGAGATACCCGAAGACCGGCACGGCAGTTGCACTTGTTGGATACCGAAAGGCAGGCAGTGGCAAAAAGAAACAGTCAGGCACCAAACGACGCAACAAGGCCAGCGACAAGACCTATCATCAGTTTCTTGTTGAGTACGGAACGGCGAAAAGAGAAACAAAGTCCGGCGCTAATCGTGGGGTGATGCCTGCATTACGGCCAATTGAGCGAGCGTCTCAAGCTGTGCTCAGCCAGGTGCAGGCCAACCTCCAGCGGGAGATGCAGGTAGGGCTGCAAAACGCCATCAAGCAAATGCCGAAATACCTGGCCGCCCGTGCCGCAAAGGGGCGGGAGTAACTGCAAGGAGTCACCTATCTCCTCCTAGGCTACGGGTGGGCATGTTGGCCCACGACTCACTAGGAGACAAGCGATGGCGACCGACTCGCAGGGCCAGACGTTCACCTTCGGCGGCACCAACTTCACCGCCACAAATGTCACCGTCACGCCTGGCGGCGACCTGCTCGATCAGTCCCACCTCGGGCTGGCCAGCGGTGCTGGCCGCATCTACCAGGCACCGGCGCTGAAGGACAACGAGATCAGCGTCGAGGCTCTTGGTACGACCGTCCTGGCGATCGGCACGACTGGCTCCATCTCGTTCGCTGGCATCAGCGGCAGTGCGACCGTGTCGTCCTCCAGCGTGACCTACGCAGTCGGCGAGCTCGTCCAGCAGTCCGTGACGTTCAAGTACGCCTGACGGCCTGGAGGTCGTCGTGGCAAACGTCTCGCAGGGCACCACCGTCACTTGGAACGGCGTGACGCTGGGCGAGGTCGTCAGCGTCAACGTGGATGGCATCACCGCAGAGACGGTCGATGCCACTCCACGGACGCAGGCTGCACGCAGCAAAATCTTCAGCGTCGCCGATATCGACTATGGCACCATCTCAGCGACGGTGCGTGGCACGGCTGCGATGGCATCCACCAACGTCGGCTTGACTGGGACGCTAACGATAGTGGGACCGAGCGTCTCGTGGTCTTTTACTGGGGCCATCTTTGAGAAGCTCGGCTGGTCCGCCAGCGTTGGCGAACTACAGACCTACTCAGTCACGTTCAAGGTGGGTGCATAGTGGGACTCGCTGAAGAAATCCTGGCACTGGATCAGGCACGCAGCCTTCGGGTTCACGTGCCGGAGTGGAAGCGGGATGTGTTCATTCGGACGCTGTTGCTCGGTGAGTTGCAGGACTGGGAACTCGCCTGCCTTCGCAGCAAGGGCGATGGCGTGGACGAGTACCGCACCCGCTACCTGGCGAAGTGCCTGGTGGACGAGAACGGGCGGCAAATCTTCACGAGCGACCAACTCAAAAGTATCGACGGCGTCATCGGCAATCGGCTGTTCAAGATGGCACAGAAGCACAACGACCTGGATGACAAGGAGATCGAGGACATAGGAAAAAACTGAGGGACCGGCCACTGGATGCGTTCCCGCTCCTGCTGGCCGGGCATCTCGGAATGACTCTTGGTGAGTTGCGGCAGCGGATGGACGTTGTCGAGTACAGGCAGTGGCTGGCGTTTCATCGGTTTGTGAATCCACTCGGAGGCGAATGGCGGCAGACGGCTCGGATCGTGGCGGCGACGCTGGCCCCGCACTGCGGGAAGGGCAGGCCGCCAAGAGAAGACGACTTCATGCCGATCCAAAAGGTTCCGATGACGGCGGCCGAGATAGCGGCCGAGCTCAGCAAGTTGAAGCGGTGACGTATGGCGACAACCCTAGCACTGGCGATGCGGGCAAGCATGTCCGCAGGCGGCTTGGTGTCCGGTTCCAAGGAGGCATCGGCGGCACTGGACCGCATGGGCAAGCACGCCCGACAGGCGGCGTCCGATTTGTCGCTGCTCAAAAATCTGGCCATCGGATCGACGATCGCCCGTGGAGTCACTGCGGCATCCAATGCGATTGCGTCGTATGCCGCTCAGGTGACGACCGCCGTCGATGCCACCAACGACCTGGCTCAGCGTGTCGGCTTTAGCGTGGAGTCTCTGCAGGCACTGCAGATGGCGGCCAAGCTCTCGGGCGTGAACGACGCCACGACGGCGATTCAGAAGATGACGGTGGCCATCGGTGCGGCGGCAGAGAGCGGCAAGACCGAAGCATTCACGAAGTTGGGCATCGAGTTTGAGAAGCTGCAGGCGATGTCGCCCGAGGAGCAGTTCCGCACCATCCAAGCGGCCATCGCTGCACTGCCCACCCCAGCCGAGCGTGCGGCGGCAGCCGTTGCACTGTTCGGCAGGAGCGGCGTGGAGTTGCTGCCGTTGATGGAGCAGAACCTGGCCGCCGTCGAGGAGCGGATGCGGCGGCTTGGTGCCATCGTTGGCACCGATCAGGTTGAGGCTATTGGCGCCATGAATGACGCACTTGACATGGTGCGTGCGACGTTCGACGGCATCATCGGCCAGGTGGTTGGCAACCTGGCTCCGATTGTGGAGAGCCTGGCCAACGAGTTTCTGGAGTTTGTGGAGTCGTTCAACAGCGTTAGTGGAGAGGGCGGCACTGGCATTGCCAACACCATCAGCGAAGCCTTGCTAGACGTCGCTGACTACATGGCTGGCGTCTTTGACACGGCTGTGGCCGGATTTGATGGCTTCGGCGTCACGATGGCTGACGTCGGTGCCGTCTTCCAGACGGTAGGCAACATCTTCACGGCATTCACGGAAACACTGCGTGCGGCCTTCAACGTCTTTCAAGTCGCTGGAAACCTTCTGGCTGAGGGGCTGGGGCGATTCTTGGAGGGCATTGGCAGCTGGGTGTCGAGTGACTTGGAAGCCTTCGGCCGTGACATGGCAAGCAGGGCCGCAGAGCAACGCAACAAGAATATGGCAGAAGCGGCAGATGCTGGTGCGAATGCCGCTTCTGCCGCTGGCCGTGCCGTGTTCGGAGGCGAGGCTGGCACGGCACCGGAAGGCCCAGCCCAGCGTGCTGTGCGAGCCGCCAGAGAACGCATGACTCCCGAGGAGCGTGAGCGACGCCAGAAGGAGCGAGAGGCGAAGGCTGAGCAGGACAAGGCGGCCCGAGAGGCTGCAGCAGCTGAGGCAAAGGCCAAGAAAGACGCCGAGGCTGCACAGAAGCGACAAGAGCAGGCCGCCAAGGATGCTGCCAAGCTGATGGAGCAGGCGGCCGGCAAGCAAGAAGACATCGACAAGGTGCAGGCGGAACGCCAAGCCGCACTCTCTGGCACATCGAACGAGTCGCTCAAAGCAAACGACATCCGCTCAAGCGAGGGCATGGCTCAGTTCTTGGCACTGGCTACCGGCCGAGAAGATCCGGCCATCGCTGAATATCGCAAGCAGACGCAGAAACTCGACGAGATGAAGGCCGAGCTTCGGGCGCTGAATCAGCAGGCCGTCGACATCCTGGGGGCCGCAGCATGAGCGTCGTCAAGACGACAGAGCTTGCCACCGTGTCGGCGTCCAGAAAGTTCGGCGAGCCGCCGGTCTTTCAGCGGAAGTTTCTCGTGGAGGTGGACAGCCCCACGACACCACAGACGCTCATCAGCAACGCTCCTGGCATTACGTTCCTCCAAGGCCACCCAGAGGCCACGTACTGCCTGGCGATGAACGTCAGCGTGAGCAACTACAACGGCTCACGGTGGCACTATGAGGTGACATGGGACTACGAACTGCCGAAGCAGCAGAACGTCGATCCCAACCCGCTGGCCCGTGCCGACATCTGGAAGTGGACGACGGGCGGGCTGGCGGTGCCTGCCCTGTACTACTACGACAGCGAGACTCTGAAGCCGCTTACCAACTCGGCCGGCGATTTCTTTGAAGGGGCCATGACTGACATCTCGACGCTCCAGGCGTCGATCAGCGGCAATCGCCCAACATTCAACTACGGGCTCGCCACTGCCGTCACAAACGCCGTCAACAGCGACACGTACCTAGGGGCTCCAGCCGGCACGTGGAAGTGCAGCGGCATCAGTGCCCAGCCTGCCGTTGAGGTTGTGAACGAAGTCGAGATTCGCTACTGGCAGGTAGAGGTGACGCTTGAGTACCGCCCAGACAAATGGAACCTGCAGCTGCCGGATATCGGATGGAACTACTTGGAAGACAGCAAAAAGAAGCGTGCATATGTGATTGACTCGGAAACGGGCGACAAGGTTCCGAGCAGCAATCCGCAGCCGCTCAACAGCGACGGCACCCGGAAGTCGAGTGGTGCCCCAAACATTCTCGAGCGGCGAGTACAGAAACAGGTCGCCTTCAACTCATACTTCGGCCAGCCGACGCAAGCCTAGGAGAGAGTCATGCCAGACGTCGTCTACAGCATCACCGGCAACGTGGCCAAGGGGCCGCTATCGCAGTCGTTCGCCGCCTCTGGCGTCACTGCCGATATGTCTGTGACTGGCGTTGCCACGCTCACTCTGACTCCTGGCACGGACGCCGCCGGCACGACTGCGATCAGCACGGCCACACTGACGAGCGTTGGCGTGTTCTTTGCCCGCAACCTATCGACGGTGGCGACTGCCGCCGTTTCGTTCGGCCAGTTGTCGGCTGGGACTCTGGTGCCGACCGTATCGCTCAATGGCGGCGAGGCGTCAGTCGGCCGGCTGGCTTCCGGCTCCTACGCCGCTCAGTCAAATCTGGCCGGCACGAAGCTCGTCATCACGATCCTCGAGGGCTGATTCATGGCCACGCAGGGAGCCAACAACGGCCCCGGGCAGGGCGCTGGCAATCAGTTCGTCAAGTTCACCAGGGCTTCCGCACAGCGGATTGCCAGTGCTGTCCGCACGGTTGAGGGCGGCGACCGCCGGCAGGCCCCGATCACGTTTGACCACCCGATCATCCAGCCTGGATCGGCAATCCGCACTGGCACATTTACGGGTGCCTGGGGCCGGCAGCAGACCGCAGTCGTCACGTTCGTATACGGCAGCACGGCGACGGCGTCGGTTCACAACGACTTGATCAACCTGCCCAACTCTGGAACACGATTCTGCGTGGTTGGCCGGGAGGGTACTGCGTGGCGGCTGATCAACTGGCAGTGGGAGATCGCTCACGTGCCCACCGCTGCCGAGCTCACGACCACGGCTCTCATGTTCAAGACGCTGCCCGTTGGTGCCGTCTCGACTGCGTCCACCATCACATTCAATATCTCCGTTGCCTA